GCGTGTCCCGGGCGGGGGTCAGCGGGGCCATCGCGTCGCTCGACCGGCTCAACGGGCAGGGCGGCGGGACGAACTTCGCGGCTTTCGCTCCGTCGGCCTTGACCTTCTTCCAAGAGACGATTGGCGAGACCTACGCCGACCGGACCATGATCTTCCTGACGGATGGAGACCCCACCCCTCCGTCCACGGCGGACACGGCGGCCGCGACGCTGGCGGACGTGCTGGACCAGTCCACCGCGCCCTTCACCACGCTCAACGGCACGGAGGTCAACTGCTACGCCGCGAACATCGACTCGGGCACGACCATCCACACGGCGAAGCTCGATAACACGGGCGCGGACGGGGTGCCGGTCGTGGCCGGGAACGCCCGCGCGCTGACGGCCTACCTGAAGGCTGTGACCCTGCCCGTGCAGGAGCACCGGCTTTGGGGGTGGCCGATCCAGTGGGCGCAGGGCTACGACGAAGAGATCGCCTTTCGCACCGAGATCATCGTCAGCCGGGACGGCACGGAGCAGCGGATCGGCCAGCGGATCAACCCCCGGGTCAACTACGACTTCGAGTCCGTGCTGCGCGGGCGCAACCTTCGGACGGCGCTGGCCCGGGTCGTGGACAAGCAGGGCGGCCAGTTCTATGTGCCGCACCCGCGCGAGCCCGCAGTTCTGGCGGCCGACATGCCCAGCGTCGCACTGTCCGCGCAGATCGCCGGGGCGGCCCCGAGCTGGCTGGTTCCCGGCGTCTACGCGATCTTCGAGAGCCCGACCGGCGATGCCTCGCTGGGCGTGGTAATCAGCGTCTCGGGAAGCACTGTGAATTTGGCGGCTCCGATGGGTCGCGCGTTCCCGGCCGGGTCCAAGTTCCGCCTCGGCGTCGAAGGCCGGTTCGACGGTGCGACGCAGTTCAACCTCCTGACGAGCGACAAGGCGCGCGTGCAGACGCAGTTCACCGGAGACCCGGTGGACACCCCGCACCCGACTTTCGGCGCGGCCCCCGTGACGCTGGAAGGCACGGAGCTGTTCGACATGCGACCGAACTGGCGGCAGGCCGGGGAGATCAGCGTGGAGCAGGCCGTGGACATTCTGGACCTCGAACGCGGGGCCATCGACGCGATCTTCCCCATCACGTTCTCGCCGCGCACCCAGAAGCACACCTTCACAGCCCGGTCGGTGGCAGAGCTTGACCGCATCCTCGGGCTGTTCTACCGCGCCTCGGGCCGCCGCAAACGGTTCTTCATGCCGCTCTGGGCCGACGAGATCAGGCCGCTCGGTGTGACCTACTCGGGGCAGACCGGCATCACCATTCTCGGGTCTGATTTTGCCGAGACCTACGGGGGCCTGAGCACCTACCGGCGCGTCATCATCCGCCGCCGGGCACCGCTTGCCGACCTCATTCTCGCCGTGGATTCCGTGACGCTGGACTCCTCGAACAACTCGGTCATCAACTTGACCGATCCCGCACCTGACGACATCATCGAGCAAGAGATCACGAGCATGAACTGGATCATGCCTGTCCGGTTCGCGAGCGATAGGCTGACGGTGAGCTGGCTCACTGACGCGGTTGCCGAGATCACCCTGACCGTCACGACCTTGGAGGGCGAAGCATGACCTATGACGCCATTGAACGAAGCCAGCAGGACGGGATCGCCGCATCCCTCTTCCTGATCGAGTATGGGGACACCGACGACTCCTACTTCGCCTACACGGACGCCGATCAGCCGATCACGCACGACGGCAAGACCTACCTGCCCACCACCATCGGCCGGGACAAGATCGAGAGCGCGGGCAACAGCCTCGACAACACGACGCTGAAGATCGACATCACGCCGAACGCCTCCATCGTGACCCTCTTTCGGGGCCGCCTGCCGTCGCACCAGATCAGGATGACGATCTATCAGGGGCACCCGGAAGACCCGGACGCGGACTACAAGGTCGTCTGGACGGGCCGGATCATCTCGGTCGCCCGGAAGACTCGCTTTGCGCAGATCGCGGCCGAGCCGGTCAGCACGTCGATGAAGAGGACCGGGCTGCGCCGCCACTACCAGTATGGGTGCCCGTGGGCGCTCTACGGCGCGGAGTGCAAGGCCAACAAGGCGGCAGCGCGGGTGAACCCGCTGGCGGCAGCTCTCGGAAAGAACTACATCGACTTCGAGCCGGGCTGGTTCAATGACCTCCCCGTCGAGAAGTTCATCGGTGGCTACGTGCAGTGGACGGACAACGAGACGGGCATCTTGCAAACCCGGACGATCCTGACCATGAACGGCAGCCAGCGGGTCATCCTCAACGGCGACGTGTTCGGACTGGACGTGGGGGAGCAGGTCAACGCATACCTCGGCTGCAATCACCAGCTTTCCGATTGTGAGTTTCTGCACCACAATGTAGTAAACTTTGGAGGGCAGCCGTGGATTCCGAAGGACAACCCCACGAAGCTGACCAACCAGTTCTATTGAGGGGGTGCGCCCATGCCTTTTTGGTTCCTGATCCAGCTCGCCATCGGCGTCGCCCTCATGGTGGTGGCCTACGCCCTCGCGCCCAAGCCCAAGGAGCAGAAGCCCGCAGCTTCCTCCGACCTTGAAGCCCCCACGGCCGAGGCGGGCCGCCCGATCCCCGTGGTCTTCGGATCGCTGGAAATCAAGGGCGGGAACGTCATCGGCTATTGGGACAAGCAGAAGCACGACTTCAAGGTGAAAGCATGACGACGGCGCAGGACACCGGGGACTTCATCGTCACCATTGCGGACGTTCGCAAGAGCGGACACTGCGCCTCCGGGGCGCGCGAGTTTTTTGAGAGCAACGACCTCGACTTCCGGGACTTCCTGAAGAACGGGGTGAAGGCGAGCGTCCTGCTGGCGACCGGCGATGCCCGGGCCGTGCAGGTCGTGAACCGCACGAGGGAGCGCCGTTATGGGTAAGGGTGGCAGCAAGCCTAAGATGCGAGTGACGGAGTATTTCTGCTCCGTCCAATATGGCCTCTGCCAAGGCCCGGTCGATTCGCTCAACCGCATCCGCATCAACGAGAAGATCGCGTGGGAGGGCCGGGTCGGCTCGGAGTCGATCTTCGAGATCAACAAGCAGAAGCTCTACGGCGGCATCAAGAAAGAGGGCGGCGTGCAGGGCTACGTCGTCTGGCAGCCGGGCAGCTTCACGCAATTCTGCTCGGAGACCGTCGCGGCCAAGCTGGGGCGCACCCCGGCAAACGCCCCCGCGTATCGCGGGCTGGCGAACGTCATGATGACCGGGAAGCCCAGCCTGAAGGGGGAGGATGCCCCGATTGAAGAGGCCAACGACGGCGGCATCCAAGACAGCCCCATCAGCAACTTCTTCCAGCTCTTGATCGGCAGCCTGTTCGCAGGCGTCGGCAAGGAGAACGGCAAGGACTCGGCCGTGGGGAACCGGAACGGGTTCTATTGGGGTGCGAACCAGCCCTACATCTGGCCGTGCGCCTTCCACCTGACGCGCATCCCGCGTGGCTGGTATCCCGAGAAGGCGGCCATCGTCTCCGGCACGACCACGCCGCGCTCGGTCCACTTCGCCATCGACAACTCCGGCTCCATGACGGCCGTGCGACGGAACACGGTCAAGGCCGCCTTCGCGACGCTCTTCTCGCAGCTCCGGCAGCAGATCGACGAGTTCGGCTTGCAGATCAACCTCGGGATCAACCTCTGGGGCGGGACGACCAACGAGCGCATCTGGAACAACGCCACGAGCGCGAACATCGACGCGGCCGAGACCTTCATCCAGAACGGCCTCAACGCAGGCGCAGGCGGCACGGACTTCACGCAGGCGGCGAACGGCGCGGTGGGGTTCTTCGATCAGTCGCTCGCGCAGACCCTCGACCGCCGCATCATGTTCCTCATCACCGACGGGGAGCCCACCGACGGCTACCCCGTGTCGGCCGCGCAGTCGATCATGTCGGACCTGTTGGATCGGGGGTCGGGCAGCTACTCCACGGCCGCCGGGACAGCGGTGGACTGCTACGCCGTGAACATCGAGCTTGAAGATACGCAGTATTCCAGCGCCCTCGACAACACGACCGGCACGGACAAGAGCCTGACGACCGGCGGCGCGGTCCCGGTTATCGGGGAGGGGGACTCCACGGTTCTCGCGGACCTCATCATGGACGCCCTTGGTAACGGGAACCCGCCCTCGGCCAACCCGGCCCACATGATCTACGAGGCCCTGACGGATCGCTCGTGGGGCATGGGTGCGAACTCGGCCGCGCTGGACGACACCAGCTTCCGCGCCTCGGCCGACATCTTTTTCAACGAGAGCTTCGGCCTCTCGATGATCTGGACGCAGCAACAGACCATCCAGTCCTTCGTGCAGGAAATCCTCGACCACGTGGAAGCCAACCTCTACGTGGACCCGAGCACCGGGAAGTTCGTGCTGAAGCCGATCCGGGACGACTATGACCCGGAAACATTGGAGGTCTTCGACGAGTCGAGCTGCACCATCCGGGACTTCCAGCGCCGCGCGCCCACGGAGATCGTCAACGAGATCAACCTGACGTGGACCAACCCGGACACCGAGGAAGAAGAGGTCATCACGCAGCAGGACATCGGTGGCATCGTCGTGAACAACGGTGAGATCATCTCCGACAACCGGAACTACTACGGCATCCGGGACCGCAGGCTTGCGGCCACCGTTCTTGCGCGCGATCTGGCGGCCGTGACGGCCCCTCTCGCAACGGCAGAGATCGAGATCGACCGCTCGGCTTGGTCCTACGCCCCGGGCTCCGTGCTGAAGCTCTCTTCGGAAGAGCACGACGCGGAAGAGCTGGTCATGCGGGTAGCCAAGATCAACTACGGCAAGCCGGGGGACTCCAAGATCGTCGCCTCGCTGACGCAGGACATCTTCAGCTTCGCGCGGCCGCAGGTGGTCTTGCCCCCCTCGACCGAGCTAGACAGCGGCGGCAAGGAGCCCACCCTGATCGAATACGTCGAGTTCATGACCTTCAACTACTTCTTCACGGTCAATCTCGTGCCGCCGGAGACCACGGCGAACGTGGACTACCCGGACGTGTTCGTCGGCATCCTCGCGTCGTCCCTCAACACCGATGTCGCGTCCATCGACGTGCTCGGGGAGGTTCTGGACGCGGCGGGCAACACCTATACCGAGCCGACCGGGACCATCATGCCTGTCTCTCGCGGCCAGCTCGCAGTGGCTTTCGAGCAAGAAGCCGAGACCCTGACGCCGGGTTTCAGCTCGCTCACGGTAGGCTCCGGGCCGACCCCCGGTGGCTTCGCCCTGATCGGGCTGGAAGACGGGACCGAGCAGGGCCGAGAGCTGGTCATGTTCGTGGAGAACGACGGGTCGAACTGGACCATCAAGCGGGGCATCCTCGACACGGTTCCGCGCGAGTGGCCCATCGGCACGCCGATCCGCTTCTTCGGCCCGGGGGACTTCATCACCGACGCCGAGCTGGAAACGGCCTTCGCGGAGCGGGACTACAAGCTCGCCATGCAGACGACCCTCGGCGCGTTCCCGGAGAGCTTGGCCCAGACGGAGAGCTACACCCCGAGCGAGCGCCCCTACCTCCCGGCTCGCCCGGCGAACGTCAAGGTCGCAGGGGTCGGCTTCGGGGACGTGGACGCCAGCGACCTCCCGGACGTTCCTGTGACGTGGGCAAACCGAAACCGCCTCACGGAAGATTCGCAGGTTCTCGCTTGGGATGACCCGGGAGTGACCCCGGAGCCCGGCCAGCTCACCAAGATCACCATCCTCGACGCGGACACGCGCGAGATCGTCAACGAGATCGCGGACCTGCCCGACGAAAGCTATACGCTACCCAAGGCTTCCTTTGGGACCGCAACCCGGGCTATTGTCCGGGTGACATCGACCCGGGGCGGCTATGAATCGCTTCAGGGCCACGAAATCGGAATCACCATCGCTTCTGGCTACGGCTTCGGCTACGGCCTGTCCTACGGAGAATAATCATGGTCATGCGACAAACCCCCGGCCTCGGCCTCAACGCTTTCTGGGACTTGGGGGCGGATGGCTGGAACACCGGCATGGACACGAACCTGCGGCTGCTCTCGGCGGTCGTGGGTGCCCGGGTGCAGTCCCGGGTAACGGCCCTCCCGGCGTCCCCGGCAGTCGGCTCCATCTACATCGTGCCTGCATCGGACGCGACGAACGGGAACAAGCTGGCGGTCTGGGACGGCCCGGACGGTGCGCGGCAGTGGGTCTACCTGACCCCGCAGGTCGGGTGGCACTTCTTCGTCGTGGACGAGGGCGTGAACGTCCAGTGGACCGGCGCGTCGTGGGTTGAGTTCGCTGGCGGCGGCGGTGGTGGGGGCGGCTCGATCTACGGGTCGCAAATCCTGATCCAGCTCGCCCAGAGCGCCGGGCAGACCATTGACTCGACGACCGCGACTCTGGCCTTCGGGGACGTGATCTCCGACGATAACGAGTATTTCAACGCGGCCGACAACACGATCCGCATCCCGGCGGCGCAGGAGGGCCGCACGGCCATCTTCGTCGCCAACACGCGGCACACGACTGACGGCACGGGCGCGGTGGACACCACGCTCGAACGCTCCATCGACGGGGGCTCTACGTGGGAGCCCATCGCCAGCTCTTCGGACGACGAGGACTACTTCGGCATCACGACCATGACCGCGCTCGTCACCTTCCTCGGCGGGGACTGGTATCGGCTGCGCCACACGACCAGCAGCTCGAAGACGACGAGTGGCGACCAGCAGACCTCGCTTGCGGTAACGACCGTCGGCGCGGGGCAGATCGGCCGGATCGTCCGCACGACCTCCAACCGGGTCGTGACCAACAGCCGCTTCGAGTCTGGCGACTTCACCGACTGGACCACCAACACGGCATCCGGGACGCTGAAGGTCTACACGCCGCCGGATCGGGAGGCGGACCACGTGCTCCACCCGGACGGCTACGCCTACATGGGCCTGTCGGGGGATTCCGGCGGCCCTTGGTGGATTGAGCATGTCGTCGATCTCCCGAACGACCCCAGCAGCATCACGGTCTATTGGGACCAGCACACGCGCTTTGTCGAAGACATGATCCGGCTGGAAGTCTTCTACCTCGACGCCAGCGATACGGTGATCGGCACCTATGTCGGGGGCAACCGTCTCAACTCGGCCATCCAACTCTGGGAGACCTTCGCGGACACGGCGGCCAACGTGCCGAACGGAACGACCAAGGCCCGGATTCGCCTGAATACGGTCGTGACCGGCGGCTCCCAGCAGATCAACCTCACGAATATGCGGGTCGTCACCACGACCCTCGGCGTGTCCGGGATGCTGCCGGGCTCGGTCTACGCCTACCTCCCCGACCTCGCGGGCAACGCGAACAAGGTGCTCCGCGTGACGGAGACCGGGGACGACGTGGAGTGGGGCGGCAGCCCGATCCGGTTCCGTGCCGGGTCGCTCGACGAGCCGGAGGTCATGGACCTTCAGTTCCTCGGCACGGCCTTCAACGCGGTCAAGACCGGCGACACGATCCAGCTCTCGTTCACGGGCGGCCTCGCGCTGCACGGGGCGGCCGGAGAGGTCAGCGGCGGCGTGACCAAGCTCACGATCACCGGGGACGGTGCGTCGATCACGTCTCCCGTTCCGGGGGAGATCGAGATCGCCATCCCGGGCGGCGGCGCAGCGACTCCGGCGGCCACGGCAATCGAAGAGATCGACGGCATCGACGCGGTTCGCTCCGGCATGTCGATGGACCAGAACGGGCAGCCGCTCGTCTGGGACCACGCCGCGAACGCCTTTGTCCCGCTCCCGGCAGGCTTCAGCCCGATTGCCTATGGCGGCGGCGCGGACCTTCTCTGGTCGGGCGATCTCGCCGGGGTGCGCAACGTGATCCTGACCGACGAGGACCACGGGCTCTACCAGTATGACGAGCTGCACTTCGTCCTGCGCAACGCCAACGACCACGCCGATGTCGCGATCTCTACGGACGGCGGCAGCACGTGGTCCACGGTCTTCTATGCGTGGGCTGGCGTGGGTGGCACGGGCGAAGGGACGGCCAGCTCCGATGCTTTCCGGCTTGGCGGCTACAACTCGGACGTGGACCTTCAGATCGCCGTCGGCGTCTTGCGGTTCATGAGCGAGGCCGGGATGCCGACCACGTGGGACATGTTCGGGTCGGTCCCTTCGGCCAGCGGGGATATTCACTATCGGGGCTTCTCGGCTGCGGCAGCGGCCCACAACACGGTCATCTTCCAGCGGGACAGCGCAGGCAACTTCACGGGCGGCCAGCTCTTCATCATGGGCGTCAAGAAGACCCGGCAGCCGGTGGACATCTCGGGCCGTGTGGAGAACGGCGGCGTGCTGGCGGCGGATCAGGAAGTCCTCTTCCACGAGACGCTGGGGCTGAAGTTCGATCAGGGCTCCCCGGTCGGCCGCATCCGCGTCAACCCGGCCACGGCCGCACCCACGACCTTCGCGTTCCGGTCCTTCGACGGGACGGAGCTGTTCACCGCCACCATCGCAGCCGGGGAGACCTCCGTGGAGATCAGCCTGCCGTCGCCCGTGGTCGTGACCGACGCGCTCCGGGTCGTGGCTCCGTCGAGCCCTGACGCCAACGTGACGGACGTTTACGTGGCCCTGCGCGGGGAGGCCGCCCGATGACCAGCCAGATCATTGTCACCGTCATCGACCCGAAGTTCCGAGGCCCTGTCATGGAAGCCTTGGAGCCCTTCGGGGACATGGTGCCCTCGGAGAGCCTGCCGCGCGTCTTTACGGCCCATGTGGCGGAAGAGGTCGAGGCCGACTTCATGCTCTCCGTGGCGAACGACCACCGCATCTCTGGCGCGGCGGATGGCGCAGGCGTCGTGGCCCCTATGGGCTACGGCGAGTCCTTCATCTACGAGCCGCGCATGTGGAACGAGAAGCACGGCGCGCTGCGGCTGAAGGCGACGCAAGACCCGAAGAGCGGGAACTTCAATCCGTGGTGGCTTCAGCCCGACTTCTTCAAGTGGCGGTTTGACAGCGACCGGCTTGGCGACGGCGTGATTATTGCCATCGTGGACGGCGGGATTCGCTGGGGGCACCCGGAGTTCCGCAAGAACCCCGGCCGGGTCACGCGCATCCACAACTTCTCGTCCATTGACTTCGGGGCGTCCAACCACGGCACGACCTGCGCGGCTCTGGCGGCGGGTGATAACCTCGGGATCGCACCGGAGGCCGAGCTTTGGGACGTGAAGGTTTTTAGCTCTGCCGGAGGCTCCACCACCAACGAGGCGATCACGGCCGGTCTGGAAACGCTCGCGGCTCGGGCGGTCGATCCGGCCTACAACCCGGACGGCAAGTTCGTCGTCGCTAACCTCTCCTTCGGCTCGACGGGCACGAACTACGCCAACCCCTACGGCTCGATCATCCAAGACCTCATGGACATCGGCGTGCTGGTGTTCATTGCGGCCGGGAACGATAGCCAGAACCTCGACACGACGTTCGACGCTTGGCCCGCTGAAGCCTCGGACTATGCGGTCGGCGCGATCCACTACGACGGCCGCCGTGCCGCGTTCTCGAACTACGGCAGCCGGGTCCGATTCTACGGATTCGGCCACCGCGTCGTGACCGTCACCGACGGGGCGAAGTATGGGGAGGGCTCCGGCACGAGCTATGCCACACCCTACCTTTGCGGCTGCCTCGCCACGTGGCTCCCCGGGCGGTGGGTGCCGCAGGACTTCGAGCAGGTCCGCACGCTCCTGTCCGACTACATGGCCTTCTGCTCCGAGGGCATCTACGGCGAGTCCGTCCGGTCGGTTTTCGGGGACGACAAGATCGAGGGGGTCGTGATCGCGCGGGCCTCCTATTTCCCCATCGTCCCGGGTGACGTTATCGTGCCGCAGCTCAACGCCGTCGCACGCTTCGGCACGGCCGAGTATGGCGTCCTCGGGTGGAAGAGCCGGGCGACCCCGATCATCGGCGGGTCGAGCCACGGCGTCACGGGGCAGAGCGCCAAAGGGGCCGTGTTCTTCCGTGAGCCCTTCGGCTTCCCGAACGGCGGGCCGTGGATGGACCCCGCTTATATCCCGACCGGGTGGGGGATCGACAATGACCAGATCAAGAATCGCTCCGGCGCTGCGGGGACCGGCATGTTCGCCGTGAGCAGCCAGAACCTCGCGCTCGGGGAGTATTGGGAGATCGAGCCCCGGGGTGCGGTGGCGGGCATGTCCGTGGGCATCACGAAGGTCTCGAACCTCGGCAACTACAACGAGGCCACGACCGGAATGGGCGCGGCTGGCGTCGAGTGGTTCTCTGACGGCTCGCTCACGGCCGACGGCGTGGCCCAGACGGCCACGATCAGCTATGTCGAGGGCGACCGCCTCATGCTGGCCTATGACAACGCGACCGGCGAGTTCTGGTGCGGCAAGAACGGCGTCTGGGCCGCAGAGCCGGGCGTAGACGCGGCCCTCGCAACGACGGCAACCGGAGCGTCCCGGGCGGCCGTGAGCGTCCCTGACGGGTCGCAGGCGCAGCTCTACGGAGAAAGCACGCACGTCCTCTATACGGTCGCGGGGTTCACCCCGTTCGATCTCGGCGCGGAGATCGAGTGGAAGATCGACCCGGCGCTCATCTCGACGGGCCACACCCTTTCGGAAAACGACACGCGGCTCACCAACACCAGCGGCGGCTCGGACTACCGGCCCGTGGCCCCCTCGGATCGAGTCATCTCGGCAGCGCAGGCAGGCATGGTCTATTGGGAGATGGCGCTTCTCGCAGGCCCCAGCTCTTACACGGGCTACCTCGGGATTGTCGGCACGGCCTTCCTCGCGGCTAACCCGCCGCCCAACAACGTGACCAACCCGGTCTACGCGGGAATGTATAACTGGCGCGGCAACGGGACGATCTGGGGGCCGACCGGGAGCCAAGCGATCTCTGGCGTCCCGACCTACGGTATCGGGGACCGCCTCATGTTCTGCTACGAGCCGACGACCGGGAAGTTCTGGTTCGGCAAGAACGGGACGTGGGACCGCAACCCGGAGACGGAAGCCCCTCGGGTGACGCAGCCTATCGAGGACATGCGGCCCTTTATCCAGACGCGCGACACGGGCGTTTCCGCGAAGCTCATTTCCCTGTCCTCGGACTTCCTCTATTCTATCCCCAGCGGGGCCGTCGCGCTCGGCACTCTCGCCTGACGAAAGGACCACCATGACCGACTACCTTATCACCAACGACCCGTTCGACCTCGGGGGGCTCTACGACAACACGGCGGGCCTCTTCGACCCGGACTTCGCGGACCACGCCATCGCTCTGTCCGAGGACATCATGCACGGGGTCGCGCTTCCCGAGACGGATTCCATCTGGATCGCCTTCGATGTCTACTTCCCGGCCATGACCACGGCCGAAGACGGCTACTGCTGGCAGGTGTTCTCGCAGGACAACGTGGTCATCGGCAATGTGACCTTGACCGACGGTGTGTTCCGGTGGCGCTCGACCTCGGCCGCCGACGAGTTCATCACGTTTGGCGTCCCGCAGGGGCAAGTCGTGCGGATCGACATTCACATCGAGACGAACATCGGAGCCAACCCGAACCAACACCGGGAGACCGTCTACGTGAACGGGTCGCTCTCCATCAAGACCCAGATCAACGCCAATGGCGGTGGCGCTCCGGCCCTCTTCCGGTTCGGGGGGCTGGACTACATCAACGGGGCGAACTGCTGGGTCTCGAACATTCGGATCAGCGACGAGAACACCGTCGGCACGAAGTTCAAGGTGCTGCCGCCGACCGCGCAGGGGAACTACGACGAGTTCACTGGCGGCGCGGAAGAGCTGGGCGACTACCTCTCGACGACCGTGGCCTACGCCACCGCAGGCGGCCAGAGGACGAGCGGAACGCTCACCCCGGGTGCCCAACCCCCCGGGTCGCTCACGAAAGTCTTCTTGTCCTCTACGACGCGCTCCACGGGGCCGGGGGCAGACCCCAGCCAGATCGGGCTCTTTGCGCGAATCGGCGGCGTGGACTACGACGGGGCGCTCTACACGCCCGGCGCGGCGATCCTGCCCATCGTGGAGGAATACGACGTGAACCCGGCGACCGGGGAAGACTGGACGTGGGCGGACCTCGCCACGCTCGAAGTTGGCCTCCGGGCCGTAACCTGACGGAGAAGACCATGACCAAGTTCACGACCTTCCAAGGGGCCGCTCGACGGCTCGATGACATCGACCTCCCGATGCTGGGCTACCGGATCGGGGTAGGCGAGGACGAGGTTCACGCCCTCATGGACGTGGAGGCCCGCAGCTCGGGATACGACCGGCACGGCCGCCCGGCCATGCTGTTCGAGCCGCACGTCTTCTACCGCAACCTGACCGGCGAGAAGCGCGACGCGGCCGTGGCTGCCGGGCTGGCCTACCGGGAGTGGAAGCGGGACTATCCCTCGGACTCCTACCCGCGTCTGAAGCAGGCGATGGAGATCGACGAGACTGCGGCGCTGAAGTCCGCCTCGTGGGGCCTCGGCCAAATCCTCGGGGAGAACCACCTGTCCGCCGGATACGCCACGCCGCAGGAGATGGTCTCCGCGTTCATGGAGGACGAGGAAGAGCATCTGGAAGCCATGATCCGGTTCATCACGAACGCCGGGATCGCGGACGACCTGCGGGCGCATCGTTGGACGACCGTGGCGCGGGCCTACAACGGCCCCGGCTACGCCGCGCACGGCTACCACACCCGGCTCGAAGCGGCCTACCGGAAGTGGGCCAAGATCAAGGATACCGAGTGGTCGCCCGCCCGGGAGCCGCAGGTGCCGGTCAACGGCGAAGAGCTGAAGTCGGTGCAGCGCCGCCTCCGCGCGCTGGGCTACACGGAAGTCGGCCAGCCTGACGGCAAGTGGGGCACGCGGACTCGCGCGGCCGTGCTGGCCTTCCGGGCCGACCGGGGGCTGCCGATCTACGTGGGCATCGACGACGAGATGATGGCCGAGCTGCTGCGGTCCTCGCCCCGGGAAGTCGCGGCCGAACGCCGCACGGCCACGACCGAAGACCTCCGGCAAGGCGGCTCCAAGACCATCGCGGCCACGGACAAGGCCAACGGCGCGGCGGCCGTCGTGGGCGGCACTGGCGCGGTCGGTGTGGGCCTTCAGGCGCTCGATGCGCTCGGCGGGCAGCTCGACACGGCGCAGGGCCTTCTCGACAAGATCGAGCCGCTGAAGGAAGCCCTCGTCGCGGCCGGGCCGTGGATCATGGGCGGCGTCGCGGCCTACCTGATCTACCAGATGGTCGTGGTCCAGCGCGCCCGGGTGGACGACCACCGTTCCGGCAAGAACGCCGGTCCTGACAAACACGCAGAGATTGAGGTCGCACGATGATTCCCAAGCTGTTAAAGTGGGTCGCAGGTCCGGTAGGGAAGTGGGTCTTGCTCGCTCTTCTCGTTGCAGGCTGGACCATGTTCAACCGCGTTGACGCTGCCCGGAAAGCCCGCGCCGAATGTCAGCTTGACCATATCGAAGCCGCGCTGGCGGCCGAGAGGGACAGAGCGAATCGTGCCGAGCAGATAGCAGCAGACGCCCGTGCCCGCGCCAGCCAGACACAAGCCGAGCTGGCCGAATTGGAGAAGGCGAAAGATGCTCTGCTGGAAGAACTCGACGATCAAGGCGCTGAGTGTGCTATTCCTGACGACCTTCGTGAGCGGCTGCTTGGGATCAACTGAGCCCACCATCGTCGTCGGAACCCCCGTTCCCAAGCTGGACCCCCGGGACGAGGCGACTTGCCCCGACCCGGGGGTTCGCGGTAATGCTGTTCAAGCATTGGCGGAAAACCGGCTCGCTCTCGCGGACTGCCGCCGCAGGCACGCAAACGTGGTGGAGCAATACAACACGATCTACGGGGTAGCGCAGGAGCAGTAACGGAATGTGGTGGGGTCGCGGCGACACGTCCCGGCTCGGTGAAGAAGAAAAGCTCACGCTAGAGCACCTTCGCCGTCTGGACGAAACAGGACATCTTACGACGCTCAATGCACAGCAGGCGGCGGCCGCAACTCGGGCCGTCGCCTTCTTCGGTCAGTGGGAGTCCATGTTCCGGCTCGCCACGAGCCTGAAGAACGTCGCCCTGCTGGTCGGCGCGCTGCTGGCGTTGTATTGGGCCACCGAGGGGTGGATCATTGAAAAGATCGCGGAGATCGTGACGAGGGGCGGACAATGAAGCGTTGGGACTGGTGGCGGGCTCGCCTCGGGGAGACGGCCGTGGCGCTGGTGATCGCGACGGTCGTGATCCAGCTCGCCGGGGAGGTATCGGATCGGCAGAAAGACCTTCTGCCTGCATCCGCGTGGTTCGTGGTCAACGAGGTCTACGTCCCGGACTTCCC